ACACGTGCGCCGTAGAATTTCTCCCAGCATGCGAGATCATCACCGGCGAACCGCCGCCAGGCGCCGACACCGTCATCACCGATGAGACGCGCCGCAAGGCCGAAGAGCTGAAGGCGGAAGCGGCCGAGCGACAGCGCCGGCGCGAGCATGACGACAATCTCTACCGCGCGCGCGAGCGTAAGACGGTCTTCGACATCTGGGACAACGCTCACCCGCTCCAAGGATCCTCGGCGGCCGAGTATCTGGCGCTGCGCGGGCTTACATTCCCAGCCACGCCGGCAGGCCGATCGGAACGCCTCAAATGCGTTGAGGCGATGCCCTATCATCTCGACCGCGACACCATCATACATCGCGGGCCGGCCATGGTCGCGCCGATCGTCGACAGCGACAGCAAGTTCCGCGGGCTGCATTTCACATATCTCGACCTGGCGCAGCCCAAGGGCAAGCTGCAGCTGCAGGATCCCCGCGAGCCGGAAGGCGTCATGCTCGACGCCAAGAAGTCGCGCGGCTCCAAGCAAGGCAATTACATCGCGCTCCTCGGCCCGACCGATCCGGAGCAGCTCGTGCTCGGTGAAGGCAACGAGAAGCTGATCGCCGTGCACATGGCGCTCGAGTCGACGGGGCGTTCGCTCGAGCTCACCGCGTTCTGGTCGGCGGCCGATCTCGGTAATCTCGCGGGCAAAGCTACGGACACGGTCACCCATCCGACACTTAAGAACGAAAAGACCGGCCGCCCGCAAAAGGTCGCCGGCGCCGTTCCCGATCTCGAAGCGCCGGCGATCGCCGTGCCCGACAGCGTCACCGACCTGGTCATTCTCGGCGACACGACGTCGGACCCTTTCACCACGCGCTTGGCGCTGGCCCGGGCGTCCGCACGCTATGCCCGGCCGGGACGCACTGTGCGCGTCGCCTGGGCGCCGCAGGGCGAGGATTTCGACGACCCGCTGCGCGCGGCCAAGGGCGACGAGGCGGCCGCCCGCGCGGCGCTGGAGCGCATAGCGGGCATTGTCGCCGCGGCAGGTCCTCTCGAAATGCCGGCAGTGGATGCAGAAAAAAAATCCGGCGCCCCGGCAGCGGTCGCCGATCGCGGCGACGGCGCGGCTAATGCCCGGCCGACCGGAGCGGTAGCGGACGGCGGCGGCAACGACGGCGAGCCGCCGCCTGGCGGAGATGATCCCAAAATCGGCGGCGGGGATGACAGCGCGGGGCTGGATTTGCGGCTCGCGTTCTACCCGCTTACCGATCTCGGCAACTCCGAACGCTTCCGCGACCGCAATCGTGGCCGCTTCATTTGGTGCCCGGCGCTGGGCTGGCTTTGGTGGGACGGCCGGCGCTGGAGCCGCGATGGCGCGGAGGACAAGGTGAAAATGGCCGAACACGACACCGTGCGCGCCATTCAGCGCGAGGCGCGCGCCGTGGAGCAAGAAGCCGCAACATTGGTGCCGCTATTGCAAGCGCCAAAGGATATCAGCGACGCCGACAAACGCTCAGCAAAAAAGACCGCCTCCGATCGCAAAAAGCGCAGCGGCGATTTAGGCAAATTAGGAATTGCGCTGCGAATGTGGGGCAGAAAATCCGAGCAGGCTAATAAGCTCGCGGCCATCGGCAAGCGCGCGGCGCCGTATCTCGCGGTGGCACCGGAGCAGCTCGACGCGGATCCGTTCAAGTTCAATGTCGCCAGCGGCACGCTAGTTTTCCGCAAAGCCGCCGAGGCCGATTACGTCACCTTCAAGGCGCACGATCCGGCCGATCTAATCACGAAATGCTCGCGCGTCGCCTTCGATCCGAAGGCGATATGTCCGACGTTCGACAAGTTCCTGGCCGAAGTGCAGCCGAAAGCGGAGATGCGCCGCTTTTTGATGCAATGGCAGGGCCTCTCGCTGACCGGAGACGTATCAGAGCAAAAGCTTTGCCTCTTTTGGGGCAGCGGCAAAAACGGAAAGTCAACGCTGATCGATGTCTGCGCGCATATTGCCGGCGATTACAGCGAGACCGTGCCGATCGAGACCTTTCTCAACGAGGGCCGCTCGCGCAACGCTGGCCAGGCGACGCCCGATCTCGCCATCCTGCCCGGCGTTCGTCACTTGCGCACCTCAGAACCGGAAAAGGGTGCGAAGCTTGCCGAGGCGCTGATCAAACTGGCGACGGGCGGCGAGCCGATCCTGGCGCGGCATCTCAATCAGGACTATTTCAAATTCTATCCGCAGTTCAAGTTGACCATCTCCGGCAATCACGAGCCTTCGATCGTCGGCACTGACGAGGGCATCTGGCGGCGTCTTAAAAAGGTGCCGTGGCCGGTGACGGTGGCCGACGATAAAATTGACCCGCACCTTAGCGACAAGTTGCGCGGCGAAGCATCCGGCATCTTGAATCGTTTGCTCGACGGCCTTCGCGATTGGCTCGATCACGGGCTCGTCTGGCCCGAAGACGTGATCCAGGCCACGGCCGATTATCGGCGCGACAGCGATCCGTGCGGCCGTTTCATCGGCGAGTGCGTCACCGATAGCTCCGGCGATCGCGTGCGGTCGAGCGACATGCACGCGCTGTTCTGCGCATGGGCGAAGGCGAGCGCGGCGCGGGAATGGTCGCAAAAGGGATTGGCGGCAGCGCTCAAGCAACACGGCTTCAAGGCGATGCACTCAAACGGCATGTGGTGGCTTGGTGTGAAGTTGACGAAGAGCGCGGACGACTTCCTCGACTTCGAAGGGAAGGCGCGCAGAGGTGAGTCGGAGAATGTCAAGGACGATCGAATGAACGACGAGGTTGCGTTCTGATCCTTCCATCCTTCCAAATTTGGACGGATGGCGCGGCGTGTAAGTGTTTGATCGAAAAGGCGATGGAAGGTTGAGGATGGATCGGAAGCTTTTTCGGCAATGAAGCCTATACGCGTGCGCCTGGGCGCGTGTGCGTATGTAGTCTCATTGTAAATAATCCTTCCAATCTTTCCATCCTTCCAAATTGGAGAAAATAGCTTTGACGAATAAAACAAATTCGCGATGGAAGGATCGCGAGCGACCTAAAAGCGCCCTTCCAGACGCTTCCAGAGGGCTTGGCGATGCATAGAATGCTCCTTCCATCCGAAGCGGTTGCGCTGATGCGGCACCTAAAACCGGCATTGCGCGCCGAGGGTCAGCGCCGGCGGCAGGAAGCGTGGATGAGCCGCGAGGGAAAGAACAATCTCGGCGCCGGTCGCCACAACACGCGCGAAATACTGGCGGCGCGCTGCGGCTATGGGGGCCGCTCACTCGAAAAGGCTCTTTGCGTTGTCGAAGCGGCAGAGCGCGATCCAGACCGCTATGGCGGCGCGGTGCGCAAGATGGATGACACCGGCAACATCGATGCCGCTTGGCGCAGCGTAGTCTTTGCGAGCACGGTGCGCTTGATGCGTCAGAACGATCCCATTTTCTCGACCGTGCTGTTAGGGCGCCGGGAGATGATCGGCGATCTGACGGCACGGGACCTCCGATGGCTGATAACCCTCTTCGGTGAACTGGCGCGGTGGATGGGCGAACCCTCCAGCGCGCACGCCTATGCGGGCGACTTGTTCACCGCAGCCCAAGTGCGCCGCGCCGTGGCTCTGGCCAATCGCGCGCGCGCCAAATCGGCCGGCGGGCGTGGGCGTTTACCGCCAAAGGATTTTGCCAAAAGCTCGCCGAAGGCAGCAGCCTATGCGCGTCATCGGTAAGCTGCATCGCTTTGTGAGTCACGGTCGCGCAATGGAGTACGTGCGCCTTGGTTGGCTACCGCTGCCGAGTTTGTACGGCACTCATCACGGCGAGTTCAAAGTGCACGTCGTGTGGCTTTGCAGCTGTGAGGCGACGGAGCCCGATCCGCTCAAGGGCCGCCAACTTGCGATGGCCAATCTGCGCCTGGAGAAGGATCGGCAGTTTCGGCATCGCCAGTCGGCGCGTTCATTTAGAAGGCGCTGAAGGGCGCACCGAGTGGCGCCATCGCGCGAACCATGACGTCCGGCTCTGCGAGAACGTCATGGGTCCTTCCGGAGGGGGTACCCACCCGCGAGGTACGCGCGAGTGCGGGTAAATTCCAGTTTTTGATCAATGGCTTAGCATCAACTTGATAGTTGAGACTCAAATGAGCGACGACATAGCGACCAAGTCGGAATTCGCTGCGCTCACGAATGTTCACCCCAGCCGCGTCTCGCAGTGGCTTTCGCAAAGAAAAATCCACGGGGCTGCCATCGTCGGGGAAGGTCGCCACGCGCGCATCCGCGTCACTCTCGCCAAGGAGCAACTGAGGCAAACGCTGCACACCGATCAGCGGATCGGCGCCAACGCCAGAGCGCAACTTGACGGATCGCCGGCTGCGCCCGCCGCGCCACTGTCACCGGCGCCGCCGACGATGGAGGAAAAGCTCAAGCTGCAGCGCCTCGAGCAATACCAGCTCGCCAACGAGCGGGCGCGTGAGGATCGTGCAGCGCGCGTCGGCATCTATACGCGCGCGGATGACGCTCGCCGGGAGATGGGGCGTCTCGCGTCTGATCTGCTTATGGTCTTCGATAGCGCTCTCGTCGAGTTCGCGACCGCGATCGCAGCGAAGTCGAATTTGTCCTCACGTGACGCCGTGCACCTCTTGCGCAAGGCATGGCGATCGATACGCGAACGCAGCGCCGATCGCGAAACCGAAACTGCCGCGTCTCTTCCCATGCTGATCGCAGAGGGCGAGCGCGAGGACGACGCCGGTGAAACTGTGCCACCGTCAGAGCCGTCAGATTCCGAAGAGGCGCCGACGTGACCATCATGCTGGCAAACGCCGAGCGTCTGGCGCACGAAGTCATGGCCGCCGCCTTAAGGCCGCCGCCTGCGATCGACTATCTGCGCTGGGCAGAGCGGAATGTCGTGATCGAAGAGGGCAGCTTTCCCGGTCCGTATAATCGCGCGCTGTTTCCCTACTTTGACGAAATTTTGCGGGCGCTTAGTCCGGAAGATCCATGTCGTTACGTCTCGCTCATGGGATCGGCGCAGATTGGGAAGACGACGGTCGCAAATATTTTTACGTGCGGCACGTTGGTTATGGCCAATGGAAATTTTCTCTATGCTCATCCGACCGAAGACAACTCGCGGCGCTGGTCGAAAATGAAGCTCGCGCCGATGATGCGATCGATCGCGGTAATGCGCGAGCAATTCCCGCAGCGGACGCGCGATACCACCGACAGCATCGGCTACAAGGAACGAAAAGACGGCCTGGCCGCCCTCTTGATCACCGGCGCGAATTCCCCAGCATCACTCTCGCAGGTCACGATTCAATGCCAGGTGCAAGATGATCTCAGCAAATGGGAAATGAATACCGCGGGCGATCCCGAAACACAGGCTGACAATCGCTCGCGCGCAATTCCATTTGCCAAAATTTTTAAAGTCTCGACGCCTCTCGTTGTGCCGGGATGCCGCATCTCAAAGGACTTCGAATCCGGAAGTCGTGAGTATCCCTACGTGCCGTGTCCGCACTGCAAGCACATGCAAATTTTGGAGTGGGACAATATGCTGGCCGGCCTTGATCCGGCGAAACCCGAGGATGCGCATTTCACTTGCATGGCTTGTGGCGCTTTAATAGAGGAGCATCACCGGCCGCAAATGCTCGCCGCGTTCGAATGGCGCGCACACAATCCCGCAGCTGCGCGCGAGCATCGTTCATTTTGGCTGTGGTCGGCATACAGCTATTTGCAATCGTGGTCGCAGATTGCGCATGAGTTTCTCAAGGCTCGCGGCGACCCGGGCGCAGAAAAAGTTTTTCTCAATGACACCGCAGGCAAGGCCTACCGAGCGCAGGGCGAGGCGCGGCCTTGGGAAGAATTGCGGGATCGAGCTGCCGCTTCACACTACGTCCGCGGCACCGTACCACCTGGCGCGCTCTTGCTGATGCTCGGCATCGATTGTCAACATGATCGTGTTGAGTGGCAATTGGTCGGGTTTGGCAAAGAGTACCGGAGATATGTCATCGACTATGGCATCGTCGAACGTCATATCAGCGACGCTGATTGCCAGCGCAATCTTGCGCTGTTGCTTGCGCGCACTTGGAAAAATTCGTTCGGGCGCGAGATCGGAATTTCGCAAACGGCAATCGATGGGAACGCCTGGACTGAAGATGTCTGGACATTTGCCCGCAATCACCCAGCATCGAAGCTGATCATGATCCGCGGTCGCGGTGACGACGGCGCGCCGCGCCTCGCGCTGGTAAAACGCGAACGTAACAAATCTGGAGTGCTGCTCAAGTATTCCAAGCGGTTCTACCATCTCGGCGTTTCCAATCTGAAGATGGCGCTATATCGTGACCTTGCAAAAGATGATGCACTCTCTGCCGGTTACGTTGAGTTTCCGAGCGGGCTGCCGGATGATTATTTTCAAGAATTAACAGCGGAGCGCCGTGAGCCGGTAAAACGCAATGGTTTCACGGTGTACAGGTGGACAAAGCCGGACCGACAGGACAATGAAGCTCTGGACACGCTTATCCAAGCGACCGGCGCGGCAATCCGATACGGCGTCTACGGAATGTCGGACCGGAGCTGGGACGCTCTCGCGCAAGTTCTGGAAACGGCAGCGACGCAGCAGGGTGATCTGGAAGACTTGCTGCTGCCGAAACGAAGATCAATTGCGGACTTGCTGCCGCGCTAGCGGAGGCTGAGGCGACAAAAAGTTCGGGATCA